GGAATGGCGATTCATATCCAGTTTGTGAAAGCGTAGCCACATGGGGAATATTCTGCAAGGATATTCCGTTCAAATTATTTGAGAAAGTCAAGGAACCAGCCAAGCGTTCGTGGCCCGACGAGGACGGCGATGACGAGTATATCCCAGCGGACGGTTTGAAACTTGAAGCTTACAGTATAAAGGTAGAATTTGGCTGTAAGAAGTTGGATAGCAGCAATGCCACTAAATATGGCACGAGCACTATAACCGATGTCCGCGCAAACGTTGGCACATTCCTAAATCATTTGAAGTCCGGGCTTTTTAAGCTCTATTCCTCTTATACCCGTATTGGTAGGCAGAACGTCCGTTTGGAGTCCGTCTCAGACAGCGCCAAGTGGAAGTCTGACGAGAATGGCGAGTTTCTAATATTTGAAGTGACATTCAAGGTCAATGACCCTGTGACTGACATTACGTTGTCGTGATACGACAACACACGCAACAACATAGAGCACGTAAAGATGTAGATATGAGTGAGTGGAAGATATATAGCATCAATGGAGTTGAGCGGGCGCAAGTGAAAGAACTTGAGCTGCACGACGAATGGATGGCTGAGTGCTACCTGACCGTTACGGTTAAGAGTGCTGAGCCAGTTAGTTTTCAGATTGGTGACTATATCGACTACCGCTGTGAACGTTACTGCATCAACTACGACCCACGAGTGTTGAAGAAAGCCCGCAGTGGCGCATACGGCGAGGGCTTTGTTTACGACAATATCAAGTTTGTGTCGGAGCCACAAAGTAAGATTGTTGGCTGTGACTTCACGGATATTGTGCTCAACGACAACCAACTGCACTATACGGGACTGCCTACATTCCCATTCTACTGCGAGAGCGTTGATGACCTCTTGGATAGAGTGCAGGCCTGTTTGGAAGAACTGTACCCAGGCAGGTTTATTCTCATTGGTTTGAATACCGTGAGAAATGCCCAACGCGGTTTGTTGGTCGGTAGACAGCAGGCGTTCATTAATGCCTACAAGCAATATGTTGACCCAACAGGCGCAGAGCGTACGGCCTCTTACGGAAAAACGAGTGTAGCCCTAACGGTGGATAATATCACCTGCTGGGAGGCTATTACAAAAGTCAATTCCGAGTTTGGGCTGAACTTCATCATGCGTGGCGATGTTGTCATTGTAGGAACCGACGGTACTTTTACCGCCAAGACATTCCGCTATGGCAAGGGCAACGGCCTTTATGAGATAGAGCGCATCAGCGAAGAGGACCAGCAGGTAATCACCCGTCTGAAAGCATACGGCAGCGAGGAAAACCTGCCAAGCAGATACTATGCCGAGTTAAATATGCAGGTGTTTGCCCATGTAGAGACCATTGATAATAACTATGCCACCTCTGGAATACATTACGCCTCGTTCTGGCTTGACCTTGACTACAACCAAAAGTATTTCACCGAGCGTTCACAGTCCTACCCCGGTTATGACGATGTATACAACTACATTGTCAGGATAACCGCCAACGGCATCACCGTAAAGGGATTTGTCAGCAAGTCAGGGAGTTCAAACCGCTGCTACGTCTATTGCGAATACACTGGTCCGAATCCAGACGATGACCGCGACGAGACCGACGAGCAGGCTATGAATGCCTTCTCTGAAGCTATCAGTCAGGGCGATACCGTTTATTTTGTCGGTGGCGTGGAGAAAAGCGCTTTCCCCGCTGCCAACAAATACTACGCCACCGCCAACCTGCCTAACAATATGGCCGTGTCGCGGCTGATGCTGCCCGGATTTCCCAATCAGTCATTATATGCTTGGGTAAAGGCTCATGGCGGCACGAACTGTAACGATACGACAGGACAGGCTACCATCAACGGTTTTACGGGTTATTTATCGAAAGACAGCCACCGTCCATGGATTCAGAGCTTGAAAGCAGACGAGTACGGCATCCGTCCCGGCAACATCTATTTTGACGGCAGCGACGACACCGAGAATATCCACCCCACCTTAGAGGGCATGACGTATCTTGGCAATGCTGTTGACGTGGTTGTTTCGGCTGAACAGATAACCGACAATGGTGTGTTTGGTGAGGGTGATGTTCCCAATTTTACCATTACCCTACCCAACCTCGGCTTCAATCTTTCGGAATACTACGAAGATGGTGCTACCATCGACATGAAAGATGGTATGTGTGGTTCTCGCAGTTTCAAGATGGCAGGCAGGCCCATCAAGAACAACAACAACCAATGGGTGTGCAAGGTAGAGCGCGTGAAAGACGAATCCCTTAACCTTTGGTTTCCATATAGCGACTTCCAAATTCATAGCGGTGACCACTATGTGCTGACGGGCATTTCGTTGCCAGATGAATATGTGGCATCGGCCAGTGAGAGACTGCTGTATGCCGCTATTGAAGCATTACAGAAGAACGACAGCACCCGCTTCACCTATCAGCCGAGAATAGACGAGATATGGATGGCCAGACAGGACGATGCTGTCAAGGGTGGCTATGATATGGCCACATACGGGACAGTAAGTTTGCATGACACGTTACACGCTGGAGATATTTTCCTGTTTGCCGACACAGACCTTGGTATCGACGAAGGCATCATCATTGACGTGCTGACCATCAGAGAGGGTGGTAATAACGGTGTGCCTACCTACGAAGTCACCCTGAGAGACGAGAAGCAGGTCAGCGCCATTCAGCGCATGATAGACAAGACCGTATCTGACAACAACAGCTCAGGTGGTGGCGGTTACACCAGCAAGCAGATACAAAGTCTTGTTGAAAATTACGGTAGCAACAACTTTCTATCGAAGAAAAGCAATGACTCTGCAGAAGGTATCATCACATTCCTCAAGGGCCTTATCTCCAACGGCATTAAGAGTGACCCATTTACTCCGATGGACGGACTGGCAGGCAATGGCTTCAAACTGTGGTATGGTGATGGGCGCGGTCAGTTGCAGGTGGATGACCTCTACGTGCTTGGGCGTATGCTTGCTAATACGCTGGAGATTCGTGAGGTCAGCTACATTGGCGGCGTGTATCTGCTGACACCAGCTGCCAGCACCGTACAGCGCATCATGGAACTACACGGCAGCACGGGACAGTCGGAGTATTCCCACTCTTGGGCACCAAACGGAGCTTCTGAGGACGTATTTGGCTACCGCCTGTTATGGAAAGCTGACGATGGTACTACCAGTACCATGAACTAC